GGGGTGGCTCGATGCCAGAGTTTTTGTGGGTGCCCCCTCCCCACAAAAAAAGGTAAAAGGAGTAAAATTTTGTTATGAGCGAACTCGAATTGAAAAAAAAGGTTGGCCGTCCGAAGGGTGTGAAGAAACTCACGATCCAGCGGTGGGCGGCAAACCCTTCTCTGTCGTTGCCGAAGACGGATCACCAGAGGATTAAGGAACTCAAGGAGCTGATGATCAACTCTGGTGGCAGGGATGTAGCGCAGAAGGTGATAGAGATTGCCCTCAACGATGACCACCCTGGCCAAATGGCGGCTCTGAAGATGTGTTTGGACAGAACGCTGCCGATCACGCTGTTTGACAAGGAAGCCAAGCAGAGAAATGCTGTGACGATCAACATCACTGGCATTGGCGAAGTCAATCATGGCCAGACGATAGATGCCGAAGACATTGAGGCGAAAGAATGAGTGATCTATCCTTCAAACTTCTCCCTTGGCAGGAGGCGGTTTTCAAAGATAACACTAGATTCAAGGTGATTGCAGCAGGCCGAAGGTGCGGCAAATCGAGGATGGCAGCGGTCACCTTGCTGATCGAGGCACTCAGATGTCCAGCTGGATCGGCGGTTTTGTATGTGGCACCCACGAATGGCCAGGCGAGGCAGATTATTTGGCAAGTCTTGATGGAGTTGGGGCGTGAGGTGATCCAGAATGCTCACATCAACAATCAGGACATCACAACGATAAATGGTGCGACTATTTATGTCAGAGGTGCAGACAGACCAGACACCTTGCGTGGTGTCTCTCTCACCTATGCCGTTTTGGATGAGGTGGCAGACATTAAGCCTGAAGCGTGGGAGCAAGTTATTAGGGCATCGCTGTCAGACAAGAAGGGCAGGGCGATGTTCATTGGTACGCCCAAGGGTAGGAATTGGTTTTATGACCTTTTCAAACTTGGCGAGAGCGAGGATGACACTGACTGGAAGTCTTGGCACTTCACCACAAAAGACAATCCCCTGATCGATCCAACTGAGATTGAATCTGCGAAGAAAACATTGTCTACCTTTGCTTTTAAGCAGGAGTACATGGCGAGTTTCACCAACGCTGGCAGTGATATTTTCAAGGAAGAATGGATTAAGTATGGTGAGGAGCCTCAGCATGGCAGTTATTACATTGCGATTGACTTAGCAGGATTTGAGGAAGTTGCAAAGCAGGCAGCCAACTCCAAGAAGCGACTAGACGAGTCTGCTATCTCTGTGGTGAAGGTAACAGAGGATGGAAAGTGGTGGGTGAAGGAGATTATTCACGGGAGGTGGGACATCCGTGAGACTGCCGCCAAGATATTGATGGTGATGAGGGACTACCGCCCTCTGGCGGTTGGCATTGAGCGTGGGGCGTTAAAAAACGCAGTCTTGCCGTATTTGAGTGACTTAATGAGGAAAAATAATGTATATTCCCACATTATCGACTTAACGCATGGTAATAGGAAAAAGGCAGACAGGATTATCTGGAGCCTCCAAGGGCGTTTCGAGCATGGGCGCATCATCTTAAATAGTGATGAGGATTGGGATGTATTTCTTGATCAGTTGTTATTGTTTCCCGCACAGGGGGTGCATGATGATTTGCCAGACTCGTTGAGTTATCTTGACCAATTGGCGGTGACTTCTTATTATGAAGAAGAGGACGGCGATGATTGGCAACCTATGGACATAATTGCGGGAGTTTAAATGGCTGAAGAACTAAAGCAAAACGAATATGAAGAACCAACGGAGTCTGACAAGGAGTTGGTTGCTTTTGTTGTAGACCATTGTGATCGCTGGCGAGATTACCGAGATTCAAACTACCTTGATGCTTGGCTAGAGTATGAGCGCATCTTCCGTGGTGAATGGGCAGATGAGGATAAGAACAGGGAGTCTGAGCGCAGCCGCCTGATTACGCCTGGCACTCAGCAGGCGGTTGAGACCCGTCATGCGGAGATCATTGAAGCTATTTTTGGGCAGGGTGAGTTCTTTGACATTAAGGATGACATCAAGGATATTGATGGAAATAAACTTGATGTGGAGATGTTAAAGAATCAGTTGATGGAGGACTTTGCCAAGGATAAGGTGAGGAAGTCTGTTGATCAGATTGTTTTGATGGCAGAGATTTATGGCTCTGGTATTGGCGAGATTTTTGTCAAAACGGAGAAGGAATACTATCCTGCAACGCAGGCAATTCCTAATGCGCCGACTCAGGCTGCTATTGGAGTGATGGAGAAAGACCGAATCTCGGTCAGGATCAATCCAGTTAACCCTAAGAACTTTTTGTTTGATCCAAACGGCACAAGCGTTGATGATTGCCTTGGAGTGGCCATCGAGAAATATGTGTCGATCCACAAGATTGTGCAAGGCATCGAGGCAGGAGTTTACCGCAAGGTTGACTTGGAGGCAGATGCAGGCGATGACAAGTTGGAGCCTACCCAAGAAGAGACTATGTTTAAGGATCAGAAGGTTCGACTTCTGACTTATTATGGTTTGGTGCCGAGGGAATACTTGGAGAACTTGGCAGAGCAGAAGGATATTGTTGAGTTGTTCCCAGAGAATTCGCCAGCTGATGATTATTCAGATTTGGTGGAAGCGATCATTGTGATTGCTAACGACAACACATTATTGAAGGCCGAGCCAAATCCTTACATGATGAAGGATCGCCCGATTTTGGTGTATCAGGCAGATACTGTCCCCAACCGCATTTTGGGGCGAGGTACAGTGGAGAAAGCCTACAATATGCAAAAGGCGATGGATGCACAAATCCGCAGCCATTTAGATTCTCTAGCACTGACCACTAGTCCGATGATTGCGATGGACGCAACCAGGCTGCCTAGAGGTGCGAAGTTTGAGGTTAAGCCTGGCAAGGCGATTATGACCAATGGTGCGCCATCAGAAATCTTGTATCCATTCAAGTTTGGCACCACGGATGGCAATAACATGACAACTGCCGTGGCGTTTGAGCGAATGCTCCTTCAATCGACTGGCACCTTGGATTCTCAGGGTTTGGTTTCTGCCGTAGCCCGTGATGGTGGCCAAGGTGGTATGTCGATGGCGATTGCCTCGATTATTAAGAAGTACAAGCGCACATTGGTGAACTTCCAAGAAGATTTCTTGATGCCGTTCATTAAGAAATCAGCATTTAGGTATATGCAGTTCGATCCTGAACGCTATCCTTCTGTGGATATGAACTTCATTCCGACTGCTACTTTGGGCATTATTGCTAGAGAGTATGAGCAGCAGCAGTTCATTGGTTTACTCCAGACCCTTGGCCCCAACACCCCAGTGATGCCTTTGATTCTCAAAGGAATTGTGGGAAATAGCTCGTTTACCAATAGGTATGAGTTGATGGATGCTTTGGACAAGATGAGCCAACCTGATCCGCAGGCGCAACAAATGCAACAAGCGCAACAGCAGTTGGCACTGCAAGCAGCGCAGGCGCAGATTGCTGTGAACACGACTCAGGCAGAGCAAAACAGGGCAGATGCGACAAAGACAATGATGGAGGCACAGCTGCTCCCGCAAGAGACTCAAGCGAAGATGAGTTCATCTTTGACGAAGAACTTGCCTAATCAAGATGACCAGGCATCCAAGGAGTTCGACAAGAGAGTCAAGATTGCAGAATTGATGTTGAAGGAGGCAGACATCAAGAACAAGAGCAAGATTGTTGAGTTACAGATGGCAGACAAGCAGGGCAATGTTGAAAAAGACTTTTTGGCCAGATTGTCTAAGGAACTCACATAATGGACATTACTGATTTAGAGAAGAAACTTGGCATTGAAGGGATGTCTGCTGATGAGCAGATGGCGATGGTTGTTGCCCTTCAGAAGTCGGCCGAGGAGAAGGCATTAAGGGCGAGAGATGAGACTCTTGGCAAGAGTGCTGAATTGGTTGTCCAAGGTTTAAAGAGAATCAAGACGGACATTGAGACAAGATTCGAGCAATTGAACTCGACTATCCAGAACAAGGTTTCTGGCATTCAAGATGGCAAGGATGGTCGAGATGGAAAAAACGGACTTGATGGAAAACAAGGCATTCAAGGTCTTAATGGTAAAGATGGCAGAGATGGCCGTGATGGAATCGATGGTATTGATGGTGTTAGTGTCACCTCTGCTCATATTGATTTTGATGGTAGTCTTGTTATTGGCTTATCTAGTGGTGTTGAACTCAATGTTGGTGAAGTTGTTGCTCCTGATCTTGCTGAATCCATCAAAGTCATTACTAATGGTGGCGGCACTTCTCAGTCTGTTCTTGATACTCTAGCTTCTCTACAAACCCAGATAACCAACCTGATTCCCTCGCAAACTGGGAACTCAGGAAAGTACCTGACTACCAACGGAACTGCCCTTTCTTGGGGTTCTGTTACTGGTGGACTTAGTTACCAAGGAACTTGGAACGCATCTACCAATTCTCCTACTCTAACAAGTAGCGTTGGAACACAGAACAACTACTACATTGTTGGAACTTCGGGTTCTACCAACCTAAATGGCATAACTGATTGGGTAGTTGGGGATTGGTTGATCTTTAATGGCTCAGTTTGGCAAAAGATTGATACAACAGATTTGGTTGTGTCTGTGGCTGGTCGCACAGGTGCTGTTACTCTGACAACGGCAGATGTAAGTGGTTTGGGAACGATTGCTACTCAGGCATCAAGCAATGTCTCGATTAGTGGCGGCTCAATCACAGGCATTACAGACTTGGCACTTGCAGATGGTGGCACAGGCGCATCTACTGCTTCAGGTGCTAGAACTAATCTAGGGTTAGTCATTGGCACAGATGTGTTAGCACCAACTGGTTCAGCGGCATCCCTTACCTCATTCCCAACATTTAACCAAAACACTACGGGTACAGCATCCAATGTGACGGGTACTGTAGCGGTTGCCAATGGTGGAACGGGTGCAACAACTGCATCAGGGGCTAGGACAAATCTTGGTCTAGTAATAGGAACGGATGTTCTTGCGCCTAATGGTTCTGCGGCAAGTCTTACCTCTTTTCCAACATTTAATCAGAACACCACTGGAACTGCGGCATCCACTCCTAAGTTGTTGACAACGAACTTCACGATTGAGGAATCAGGTGGCAAGTTGCTGTTTAAATATGGCGCAACTACAATAGCCTCAATGTCTTCTACTGGAGTGATTACTTCAGCAACTAATATTATTGCAAATGGAACACCATAAAGGAAAAATATGGCAACGACAGTAACCCTAAAACCTAATGCGATTGATCTCTCTGGTTCGACTTCAGGGACAACCACATTGCAAGCAACTGCGGTGGCTGGTACTACTACCATCACACTTCCAGCGGCAACCGATACCTTGGTTGGCAAGGCAACAACAGATACCTTAACCAACAAAACGCTAACCAGCCCAACGCTGACTACGCCTGTTTTGGGTACGCCCTCTAGCGGAACACTGACAAACTGCACAGGCTTGCCTAACGCTGGTTTGGTTAATTCAAGCGTAACTGTGGGTTCTACTGCTATTGCACTAGGTGCTACATCTACAACTTTGGCGGGGCTTACTTCGGTTGCATCAAATACGCTGACAAGTGCGGCATCTACTGCGTTAACTTTGCAGTCTGCTGGCACTACTGCTATTACTGTTGATACAGCACAGAATGTGGGGATTGGTACTAGTTCGCCTAGCACAAGACTAAGTTTGCAACTAAGTAGCGCAACAACTTATACAACCTCTACTAGAACCAATCAAGGTTTAACGATATACAACTCATCTGCAACAACAAATGGATTTACAGGGATTGAGTTTATTGGCGAACCTACTTCTGGTAATGGAGGTTTAGCGGGTATTGGTTCAGTAGTTACTGGTTCTGGTTCTGCTAATTTAGTGTTTGGTACAAGAGATAGTTCTACTTATGCAGAGCGTATGCGTATCGACTCTAGCGGTAACTTGCTGGTGGGGACTACAAGTTCAAATGGAAAATTATCAGTAAATTCTGCAAGTTCTACTGGCTTATTTAGTGCAATAACATCTAGTTCGCAATTAACTACTGTTGGTTTAGGTATTCAAAAAGCGGATAACAATTCCACAAGTTCAAATTGGTTTGTTGCGTTTACTATTAACGCAGGGGCAACAGGTAGTGGTCTTATAACAGCAAATGGTGCTTCAGCCGCAGGGTTTACTGCATTTTCTGATTCTCGTTTAAAAGAAAACATCACAAATCTACCATCGCAACTTGCCAACATAATGGCTTTGCGTCCCGTAGAGTTTGATTACATTGAATCAATGGGTGGCGAACATCAAATAGGTTTTATTGCACAAGAAGTAAAAGAAATTTACCCAGATTTAGTTGGTGAACACACAGATGGAATGTTGACATTGACTGACCTTAACAAAAACGACGCTCGCCTTATTAAAGCAATCCAAGAACTAAAGACAATCGTTGACACACAAGCCGAAACAATCAACGCACTAACCGCCCGAATCGTGGCTTTGGAGAGCAAGTAATGACTACCACTTGGAAAATCGCACAACTAGACCGCCAAACCTCTAACGGCTTTGTAACAACTGCACATTGGACTGCAAGCGCAGTAGATGGGGATTATTCCGCATCTACATACTCTACAAGTTCATGGGCTGATGGAATTCCTACAACTCCTTATGCTGACCTAACGCAAGCAACTGTATTGGGTTGGATATGGACTAATGGCGTAGACAAAGAAGCGGTAGAGGCTAGTCTGCAAGCGCAGATTGATTTGCAGAAGAATCCTGTAAGTGCTACTGGAGTGCCTTGGTGAGTCCTGAACTCCAAAAGTATTACGAAGCCCGATTTGACTTGATGTCAAAGGAGGGTTGGAAAGACCTAATGGAAGATATTGACACAATGATTGAATCGTTGAACAATATCAGTACAATCCCTGACGAAAAGTCCTTGCATTTCAAGAAGGGCGAACTTTCTATCCTAGTTTGGCTGAAAACCTTGCGACAGGTCAGCACACAAGCATACGAGGATTTGAATGAAAAGAATATATGAATTTGCCTGTGAAAACGGGCATAAAACCGAAAGATTCTGTGATTATGAGGCGCAGAGTTTTAGGTGTGAATGTGGAGCGCAAGCAAACCGCATTCTCAGCGCACCAGCTTGCAAGTTGGAAGGATGGTCAGGGAGTTTCCCTGGGGCGGCCAATAAGTTTGACCGCATCCATCGTGAAAAACTAGCAGCTGAACGCAAAGCGAACTCATAAACAATTTTGTCGAGTTCATGTTAAAAACTCCTAGAACCCATTGAGGCAGGAAAAGGAAACAGTATGTTGATTGACCAAGAAGACGAGATGCCTAGTG